CTGTTTCGGATGCTTTTTGTTGCTTCAGTCTTGCTATGTAGCGTGTGATGCTTTGTAGCTCCTTTTCCGTTTGGTTTTTCGGCTTCCACGTTTTGAGTTTTCGGCTCTTCTCTTCGCAAAATTCGGCTATTGTTTTGGCATCTTGTTTGTCGTTTTTGCTCCTTTTGATTTCGGATACGGCATAGGCTTTTATTTTCCTGGGGTTTGGTGTGTATTTCCGCCGATTTGTACATGCCGAAGGCTTCTTTAGGCAGTTTAAAGTTTACTTCTATGGCGCGTGCGATGTTTTGGCTGCTTTCAGGCTGATCTACGCATTCATTCCATTCGTAGAGCTTCCTGCCCACTGGTTTAATGCTGATGTGCATGTGGCGTTGTACGAGCCGGCGGACGAAGCTATCAAGGAAACTGGGATGCTGGGTAATGAATACTATGTCTAAACCGTGATGGCGGTGTGTGGCCAATGCTTCGATATAGGGCGGTACTTTTGCGGCGGCTGAACGTGTTGGAAAGAGCCGTTGGGCTTCGTCTATCACAACAAGCGAGCCGTAAGGTAAAAAGTCCTGAAACGGCTGTTCTTTGATTTGTTCGTCTGTCAGTTCGTTGTGTTCTATTTTTAAATCGGGTATGCCGTTCGTAAAAAGCGGCCTTTCGCGTTTCACGCCTTCGTTATCTGTGTAATGTGTGTAGCTTTCGTCCTGCATGAGCAGGGCAATGATGGATGAGGTTTTGCCCGAACCGGGGACACCTGTTTGTAATATCAGCACTTTAATTCCCTTCTTTTAAAGTTTTGTACGTTCGTTATTTTTTGGCTACGGCGGTGAGTTTGGAGGCGGCGGCCAGAGTGGCACGGAATGCGAATGCGCCAAAGATGATACCGACAGCGTGACCGAAGCCACCCATAATCATGAGGGCGTAAGCATCGGCAGGTATGCCGCTGACACTGTTTTGTATGTAGCCTTTGAGGTTGTCCAATGCGATTGATACGCCCGTATAGGTGACGAAAGAGAGGCCTAGGGCGGCAAGAATGGAGGTGCCGAACCATTTAAGCAGAACTTGGAGTTTGCCGAGCAGGAATTTCATATTCAGTCTCCTTTTTGGTCAAAGAAAATAATAAATAGTAAAATCAGCATGATAATAATTAGTTTGATATATGTTGGTATTCCGCCAAGACCATCAATTAGGTAGTCTCGGAATTTGTGCAATGTAGGTAATCCAAACTTGCGATCAACGAAGGCTATAATTTGGGCAACAAGAATTAAGACGACAGACCATTTGAGCAGCCATTTAAATTTGTCAAGCAGGAATTTCATTTGGTTTCCCTTTTTTGAATCATTGGTCATTGAAAGTCAGGCGGTGCAGGGTTCGGCCAACATTTGCCGAGATTCCCGGGTAGTGTTTAAAAAAGTTAAAACCTTTGACACCTTTCCGCTTCCCGCCGAAGCCAAACAGTGCAGGTTTTGGCCGTCGTTCCCGGAGAGCTGCCCGGGGAAAGTCAGGCGGTGCAGGTTTTGGCCGTCGTCCCCGGAGGAGCAGGCGGCATGCCGGAAGATTCCGGCGGCCGCCCGAATCAATCCTTCTTGCCGCCGAAGACGATAAATCCCGCCGAAATCGTGGCCAGTACAATCACGATGTACTTAATCTTTTCGGCAAATCCGCAAACTTGGTCGTATTTGAATTCGTAGGTTTGTCCGACAACCTGAAATTGACGGGGCTGCGGGCAAACAGCCGTAGTCTGTAAAAAATAATCGGGCTGCCAAGTGGTACCGTTGTCGGAATGAGGCAGTTCAAAGCCTTTGTCGTTTGCGTCTATATCGCCAAGTTTGGCGCATGCGAGGCTGTCGCTGCCTTCCGGGCAGTTTTCGCCCTTCTGTCCGCTTTGACCGCCGCCCGCCGTATTTCCGCCGCCTTGGCCGTCTTTGCCGACACTTTTGCCGTTATTGGGGTCGTTATTCGCGGCAGGTTTGGAATCAGCCTCTTTATCCGGCCTGCTCATTACATGCACATTGGAATTATTGTTTGTGATGGATATTCCGCCCGTGGGATTTGATGCGTTGCCGCCCGGACGTGAATTTGACCAGTCGGAAGGTGCATTAACGGTTATCACATCCTGTTTTGTCTCCCCGTTGCCGTCGCGATAAGGCTCTCCGACAATGGACAATGTGCCCCCGGTGTTAATATCGCCCTGGATGGGTTGAATTTCTTTCCTGATCTCTTTACCCAATTCACCTTTATCGTTGATGTAATCGTTAGGATGTTGCTTGAAATCCTTTAGGGCGAACTGCTCAATATCAACAATAGTCATCGAATATGGCTGTTTCCGCTTATGTTTGTTTATAGCAATACCATGATTGCCGCCATATTGATTGATGCATCCTGCGTTGTATGCATCGCCGTTTTTGTCCCTCAATACATATTTAGAAATGCACTGCCATTCTTTAGAGTTTTTACTTTTGTAAAAATTTTCGGTGGCTTCCTGGGCAAATGCTATGGCTTCTGCTTCGGTCGAAAAATCTTTTGTTTCTCGTTCTGTACAATTACCGATGCAATCAATTAAATTATTTTCGACCCGGTAAAAATATTCCCCGGCGGGTTTTTTATATTCTCCGTTTTCGTCTTTTTTGAAACCGTCTTTTTCGGCTTCGGAGCAGATGCCCGGTGGAAGATTTAAAATTTTCATCCCGCTGTAATGAAAAGAACAAAGAGCCGAACCCACTATAGCAGATGACCCCAAAAAAGCCTGACAATTCAAATTGGTAAGACACTTTGTAACAATTCTTGGCACCACGTTCGCTATTACAATTCCGCCGACCCGAACCACACCCGCCCAAATCACAGGCCAAAACACGCGGCGTATATGCCGCTGGTTCAAATGGGCTTCGGTATAAACAAGCTTGTAAAAACCGTAGCCGTTTTGGCCGTTTGATTTTGCATAATGCAAATCTTCATAGTATTTTCTTGCAGCCGCCATATCGTAAGCGTGGAAATCGTTGCTATGGCGGGTTTTGAAGTCCATCTTTTGATAAAACAGGGTTGTCGCACCGCCTTTTGATGCGTCATCAGCCCTTAATCTTTCGCAAATCTGATCGGGCTTTATGCCGATATCAATCATGAAATTCATCATGCGGCCTACCTGCTGCCTGGCATGGCGTTCCAATTTGTCAAAATTGATATTGACCATCCTTTTAGCGGTTTCGACGCGTTCGGCCTTGATCTGAAAAAGCGTTTCGCCTATCGGGTATGCCCCCGTCAGGTATTGTCCGGGTTTAATCAGCATATCAAGCGGTAAGACGGAATCGGCCTTTCTAAATTCAACTTCAAAGCGCACCCAAGGACTATCTGGATCGCCCAATTGGCGGCCTTTTTCGTAAATCCTGCAATACTTGGCCGAACCCCGCGAGCCGATGAAAAGCGTCATTCCGCTGAAATCCTGTTTGTGCCAAGAAGAGCCGCGGGTGTCTTTTTTCGGCCTGCGGTTGCCGTTATCGAAAAGGCCGTTTTCGTGGTCGTCATAAGCCTGATTAGGCGTGTACTCGCCGTTCAGAAAATCGCAGGCCAAATCAATGCGGGTAATGCGGGGACGGTCTGCATGTTCGAGAAAATGGTAAAGGGAGACTTCCCATCCCTGTTTTGCCGCCATACATCCGACACCTTTTAAGTCAATCAATACGGTATCGTTTTGTCCGCCGACGTGGATTTGCCCATAGTTCGCGTTGTCAGGTCCCAACTGGTAATAGCCGTCATAGAAAAATTTGCCCTTACCCGGCAATTTGCACAAAACGCCGAAACCGAAAATCTGATCAACAACAAGGCTTAAATATTCGATTATCTGGTTATCGCCAATAATTTCATTCGGAAACCAGCTGTAAACCGTTTCAATTCCGAAGGTAAAGGTTAGGTAGTCAATCATCGCGCTGTCGGATTTACCCTTGCGTAGCGGGACTTCCAAAATGCGGCCTTTTGTATCGGTCAGCCAATGGGAGAAATACTCGATGTTTTGGAATTGAGACCAGTCAATTTGATAGGGAGCTATCAGGGCTTCGGTTTTCCTATCCCCCCCTGTTAGACGAGGGGGGGCACCGTCCGCCGCGTCTGCGCCGCCCCGCGCCTCGGCCGCCCCCCAAAGGGCGTCTAAGAGGGGGAGTTTTCAGTCCGCTAGCCTACTCTGAGGGTGGACGCTAGCCGCCCATATCCACACACTAT